AGAAATGAATGGGAGAGATGTAGATGGCAAACTTGCTACTTGTTAAACATTCAGATTGCAAAAGGTAAAAAGTTAAAACTAACTGACTTGATAGAATTTGATTGGGATAAGAAAAAAGAGGAAGTAGATTTTGAGGAGTTAAAAAATAGAGCGGAATACATTAAAAAACTAAGCGAACATGGCTAAAAAAAGTATAGGTTTACTCAACATAGTATTTGGAGCTGATTTAAGAGGATTTGATAGGGCAATGAAAAAAGCCCAAAAAAGTTTAAAAAAGTTTGGCTCATCAATGAAGCGAACAGGGGCTAATCTAACACGAAATCTTACACTACCTCTCCTTGCATTAGGAGCAGCAAGTATAAAAGCATTTGATACACAGGCAAAAGCGATTGCCCAAGTAGAAGCTGGATTAAAATCCACAGGAAATCAAGTTGGATTAACATCTAAGGAGCTACAAAAAATGGCTGCCGATTTACAAAAAACGACTTTATTTGGAGATGAGGTTATATTAAAAGATGCAACTGCTCAGCTTTTAACATTTACTAATCTAACTAAGGAGAACTTTCAAATGGCGCAAGTTGCGGCTTTAGATTTAGCTACAAGATTAGACAAAGATTTAAAAGAAACTACAATTCAGTTAGGAAAAGCTTTAAATGATCCCATATTAGGAATTACTGCATTAGGAAGATCAGGAATACAGTTTACTGAAAAGCAAAAAAGTACTATCAAATCTTTAGTTGAAACAAATAAACTTGCGGAAGCTCAAACTTTAATATTGAAAGAGCTTGAAATTCAATACGGAGGGAGTGCCGAAGCAGCAGCAAAGGCAGGAATGGGGCCTTTACAGCAATTAGGAAATGCATTGAGTGATGTAGGCGAGAAGATTGGAGCAGAATTATTACCAATAGTTATAGAAATAGGCAATAAAATAAAAGGTTTGCTTACATCTTTTACAAGTTTAGATAAAGATACACAAAAAGTTATCATAACCATAGGATTATTGGCTGGTGCAATAGGCCCTCTACTATTTATAGTAGGGCAATTAACATTAGCTTTTGCTGCTTTATTTACGCCAGGAGGAGTAATTTTACTTGGGATAATAGCATTAGCTGCTGGATTAGTTTATGTAGTAGATAATTTTGAAGCATTGAAGGAAAGATTGAGTGATTGGGATTGGTGGAGAAATGCTCTTATTCAAGCAATGCAATGGGTAATAGAGTATAGCCCTTTATCTTTACTTATAAAAGGATTTAATGAAGTTCTAAAATTCTTTGGCAAGAATCCAATTCCGAATCCTTTTGAGGATATAGCAGATGCATTAGAAGATTTAAAGGTTGAAACAAAAGAATATGAACATGAATTTGGAAGTTTTGCAGATGCAGTTAAAAATGCAGCATTAAAAGCAGGTAAAGCATTATCAGGATTAGGAGGACTTATGGGAGTTGGTGGTGGTGGAGGCACAACAACCGATCCTGATATTCCATTTGCACTTGATCCTAAGAGTGCTGGTGCTGGCGCTCCTTTTATAGGGCCATTAGAACAATCAGCAGAAGCACTTGAAAAAATTAGAAAAAAAATGTTAGAAGTAAATGCTGCAACTGCTTTATTCTCAGATATAATGCAAAATTCAATGATGGATGCAGCAAATGCTCAGGAAGGATTTTTCCAATCATTATTTGAAAATCTAAAAAGGGCAATAAAACAAATGCTTCTTCAATTAGCAGTTCTTACTGCAATAAATCTTATGCTTGGAGGGAAAGGGACAAAAATTATGGACGCATTTGGAAAAGCAAAAGGTAAATTACTTGGGATTCCAGCTGGTGCAAATGGATTATTAGCAACAGGGCCTACTCTGGCTCTTGTGGGAGAGGGAAGTGGAACAAGTATGGCGAATCCTGAGGTGGTTGCCCCTCTCGATAAGCTCAAATCGTATATAAGCGGTGGAGATATGAGAGTAACAGGAAGATTAGTTGGAAATGATATATTTTTAAGCAATGAAAAAGCAGGAGTTAGCCGAAATAGATTTGTGTAATGGCATTTGAAAGAAGATATGAAAGTACATATTTTTCGCTAAATGGAACGGAATACTATCTTGAAATAAGAGATCAGAATTGGCCCTCTGGAATTGGAGTTAAGGAAGCTGATTTAGGAGTTGGAGGATGTGCGATTCATTACGATATGGAAGGGGAGCAAAAATACTCTCCAATCATTGCATCAAAAATGGATATTCCATTTCTTGTAAAAGATGGAACGGATGCAGTATTCATAAAAAACTTAATAGAAGATTATAACGAAGGAGATGTAGTAGTAGCTTTATATAAAGGTAGCTCTGCTACATATAAGCCTATTTGGGCTGGTTATCTCTTAATGGATTTAGGCGCACAACAAGATGTTAGCTACCCTTATGAAGTAAAAATAACTGCCACAGATGGGCTTGCAAGATTAAAAGATATAGGATTTTGGAGTAATGAAGCTACCCAACTTACTTATGCCCATAAAGGACACGAAAGGATAACCTATTGGCTTGGTCAAATCTTAAATAAACTTACACCGCCAGGAACTACACAAGGGATTTCTTCTGATGCAATAATAAGGGCGGCTGTAAATTGGTATAATGAGAAGCATGATAACGCTGGAACTACTTTCGGGCCTTTGTATCAAACTCAGATAAAAATGGGGATGATGGAGGATAGGAATACTGCTGGGAATGATTCTGTAAGAAATTGTTATGATGTTTTAAAGGATTTATGCACTACTTTTGGGATGAGGTGCATTTATTGGAAACATAGCTTTTATTTTATTCAGTTGGATGGATATAATACAGCAGAAAGTGGAACATTAGTTAGCCCCACTAATATAAACACAAGGGATTATAGTTTAGCAGACCCTCCTGTTCATACAGCAAGTAGAGATTATCTTGGTACAGCTTATCTTGCAAGATATAACCAGAATATTGAAAACCAAACAACTCCAGGAAAGGGGATTCAAAAATTAGCTGGGACTACCTATCAAAACTATCCTGTATTAAAAAGAGTTAGTGCTGATTTTATAACTGCAAATGACCAAAATTATTATAGAGGATTTCCAGAAAGTACGCCTTTTTATACAGGAATAACAACCTTCGATATTGTTAAAGTTGTACAACAAAAAATGAATGATCCTCAAAGTGCTACCAAAATTCTTTTGAGAGTACCCTTAACTTTCCAACAAGATACATCAGTTGCAAGTTATAGTCAAATCTATGATAATTATAGAGTAAAGTTCTATTGTTATATAAAAGCGACTATCCCACAAGGCCCTCCTCCTGCAACAGGTACAGGAACAGATCCTCAATACTTAAGATATAGTGGAGGCAGTTATTCTTGGACAACAACTTTGCCTACTTGGGGGCAGTTTATTCTATTACAAAGCCCATTACTAACTGCTGCTGATACAGGAGTACAGATTCTTACACCTTATAATAGTAATGGGGGGGAATTACCCCCTTTTACAGGGGTAACAGGAACTTGGGAGTTTGAGATAATTTTACAAGTATATCAGCAGACTTCAGGATTAAAAGATCCTGTAAAAGTATATGCAGGAACTTCTGGCACATCTGCAAATGGATATGATTATACAACGCATGGAGTAAAATGGGCAAATGCTTTAGCTCCTAATGCTGGGATTACATTTAGCAATATCAGCACCAACTCTGCTGGAGTAACTGCTCAAAGTTGGTTTGATCCTAATGGAAATCCTTTTTTAGGAGATTTATTCCTATTAAATTCATCTCTAAGTGTTGGCTCAATGGGTACAAAAGTAATTACTGAAACTAATGAGAATGACACTTCTCAACTCTTTTTAGGGCAAATGTTCTGGGGAGATAGCCCTATGGATTCAGATCCATCAAGTATTAAAGTATGGGATGGTGCTGCTTGGGAATTTACCGATCCAACAGGAGAATGGGGAATAGGTACAATAACACCAGCAAGCCCTGTAAGCTTAACAAAATTACTCCTAAAAGAATATTTAGATGGGCAAAGCTTTCATGTATATAAAATGAATGCAAGAATAACATTAAGTGCGCATAATAAAAATCAAACGGATGCAAGTGGGCAGCGGCCAAAATATGTAAATCCAATAGGAAGAATAAATGATGTAGATGGGAAAAGCTATATATTTTTAAGGGGTACATTTACAACAGGAGATGATACTTGGGATGGGGAATGGTTTAATATTGGTAGAGGAACGCCAACCCTTACAACTACTACTCAAAGCATTTATAGTTCAAATACACCAGCTACATCTTCTACTTTACCTGTGCCAGCATTAACAGGAGGAAATGGAAATGCAGGGGCTAAATTAGGAGCGCCATTAGGCATTACAACTACAAGGGCAAGAATCTCTGGTACTACTATTGTAACCAATGGGGAGTTCCAGAGTGATACTGCTTGGACAAAAGGAACAGGAGTAACAATAGCAGATAATAAATTACAATTTTCAGATGTTGCTGATGGGATTGGAGCAACCAACTCCGCAACATTAACAATAGGAAAAGAATACAAGGTAGATTACACTGTATCAGGATATAGTGGGGGAGGTGCTTATGTAAAATTAGGAAATACAGCAGGAACAACAAGAGAAGCAAATGGAACTTATAGCGAAAACATAACTCCACTAACAACTGACACTATTAAGATTTTAGCAGAAGGAGCATCAGTTTTTAATATTGATACTATTTCCATTGTAGAAAGAATAACATCAATACCTATATTGGATATTGGAGAAACTTTACTTGCAGATAATGATAGGATAACATTAGTAGATAGCAACTCTGGGCAAGTTTATGAATTAAGATTAAATGCTGCTCAAACAAGTGGGCAAACCACTTTAACTATTGATGCTTATGATTTTATAGAAGATGTGGAAGCAGGAGCTTTTATCAGCATAGATTCTAAAAACTTAATCCAACAGTACCAAAATAAAACAGAAGGAACAATAAATATATCTCAATACTCTTTTACGGAAAGAAGTACCGACCCTTACTTTCCATCAGCAGGAAATTCAGTTATGTGGATGAGTGATGGAACAGCATCAGGAGATGATGGAGATATGTTAATAACGATAAACACAGGAGCAGCTCTTACTACTTCTAAATTGGATTTAACTGCTATTGCTGCCAATGCATTTACTTTTACAGTAGATACAACTTCAAGTGGCTCTGCTTCAGATACTTTTGTACTCCCATTAGTTGATGATGGAACGATTAGTATTTATGTAAATTGGGGAGATGGAAACTCTGATATCATTACTACTTATAACCAAACTGAGATAACACATCAATATAGTGCAGGGGGAACATATAGTGTTACAATGCAAGGCACAATAAGAGGATTTAGATTTGCAGATGCAGGGGATAAAGAAAAAATGAGAGTAGTTTCAAAATGGGGAGATTTAAAAATAACTCAAACTATGGCCTTTAAGGGTTGCCTTGATATGACTTGTACTGCTTCAGATGCTCCTACTATATTAGATATTACTGATTTGAATAGCACCTTTTCTAATTGTACTGATTTAACAGGCATTGGCGGAGCTTGGGATATATCGGCAGTAACAAGTTTAGAGTCATTCTTCTATCAATGTGCAAATTTCAATCAAGATATTAGTGCTTGGAATGTTGGTAATGTTACAAGTTTTGATAAGCTTTTTTATCTTAATGTACTTTTCAATCAAGATATAAGTGGATGGAATACAAGTTCTGCAACAACTATGGTGGATATGCTTGATGGTAATCCATCAGGGGCTTTTAATCAAGATATTAGTAGTTGGGATATTGCAGATGTAACAGATTTTGGAACTAATTTTATGAGAGAACAAACACTATCAACAGTTAATTATGATGCTTTATTAATTGCTTGGGATGCTCAAAGTGTTCAAAGTGGGCTTACACTTGATTTTGGAAATAGCCAATATACAAGTGGTGGGGCAGCAGCAACCGCAAGAGCAAATCTAATAAGTAGTGATAGCTGGACTATTTCAGATGGCGGTGCAGTTGTTGTATCTTCCCCATTTACTTTTACGGTAGATACAACTGATTCTGGATCTGCATCGGACACTTTTGTATTACCTTTAATTAGTGATGGAGTTATTGATATAGATGTGGATTGGGGGGATAGCAGTACAGATACCATTACTGCTTATAACCAAGCAGAAGTAACTCATGTTTATAGTGCCTCAGGTACTTATACAATAGAAATGTCTGGTACAATACGAGGGTTTAGATTTGCTGGCGGTGGAGATAGGAGAAAAATGAGAGTTATATCTCAATGGGGAGATTTTAATATGACATTTTCTAATACTTTCCAAGATTGTAGAGATTTAACTGTTACTGCTTCTGATGCCCCAGAAATAAGTACTACTGATATGGGCTCAACTTTTTATAGATGTAGTGATTTAACAGATCTTGGCACAGGGATTTCATCTTGGGATGTTTCAAGTGTTACCAGTTTTTCTAAACTATTTTATCAAGATACTAAATTTAATGGAGATGTGAGTAGTTGGGAAGTTGGGAATGTAACTAATTTTCAATATGCTTTTTACAGAAATAATCCTTTTAATGCAGATATAAGTGGATGGGATACAAGTTCAGCAACTAATATGAATTCTATGTTAAAAACTCATATGGCTCCTTATGGTAATTTTGACCAAGATTTAAGTGCATGGGATATTTCAAATGTTACTAATATGACATCTATCCTTGACGGACAAACTTTATCTACCGCAAATTATGATGCTTTATTGATAGGGTGGGATGCTCAAAGTGTAACTTCAGGGTTAAGTCCTAATTTTGGTAGCAGTAAATATACAGGAGGAGGAGCAGCAGCAGCAGCAAGAGCAAACTTAATAAGTAGTGATGGATGGACTATTACTGATGGCGGAATAGCATAAAAATAAGATATGATATTAACAAAAGAATATAGATTAGTTTGGGATAGTGAGATAATCCTTTATGGGCAATTTGATTTAGCAACGCAAACGGAAACACTTAAAGATACTTATGAGTGTGATACTCAAGAGGAATTAGATAATAAAGTAATAGCTTTGGGTTTTGAAATCCCAGAAATTGAAGAAGAACCAGAATTATGACACAAACAGAGATAAAAGATACAGTAGAATTAGTAGCTATAAACGCGACAGGAATAGGAATTAGTTTAACAAATATAGATGCAGCATTACGGACTGCTATCCTTTTAGGAACTTTAATCTTTACCATAGTAAGAATAGTTAAGGTTGTAAAAGAGTGGCGTAATGGCTAAAATAAAATTATTTGTATATAGGGATAAAAATCATAAAAAAAGGGCTGGAATACATAGCAAAAATTCATCAGGCCCTAATAAATTTGGTAAAAGCCAAAATGGTTACAAAAAGAAATACAGAGGGCAAGGTAGATAAAGCTAATCTACTCTTAATCCGAGATAGTTTTACCGAAAAATCTGTAATAGGTAAACTTTATTTGAATAGTGAATTTTATGGTCATACTTTGGAGCTGGCTTGGAAAGACAATCAAAAAAGAGTATCTTGCATCCCTAAAGGAGTGTATGAAGTTAAAAAAAGACATACTCAAAAAAGCAAATATAAATATGAGCATTTACATATTTTAGATGTACCAGATAGAGAATTGATTTTAATGCATATCGGAAATTATCCTAAAAACTCAAAAGGATGCATCTTGTTGGGAAATACAAGAGCATTAAATTTTGTAGGAGAAAGCCGAAAAGCATTTTATAATCTGATGTATGATTTAGGAAGTTTTGAAGAAATAGAATTAGTAATTAAAAACCGATAACAATGAAAAATTTAGTCTTAGGAGCAATCCTTAAAAGCAAGAAGTTCTGGTATGCAATAGCAAGTATTGTAGTGCCATTAGCTTCTAATGCTCTTGGCTTGGATGAGCCAACTTGCACAAAAATCTTCTATTCTTTTGTCAGCTTAATTGTAGGGCAAGGAATTGCAGATATTAACAAGAAGTAGTTAGTAAAATAAAAACCCCGCCTGAAAGCAAAGGAATTATTTTCTAATTTTACCCTATGGCAAAAAACTATGGTAGAAGATTGCGACTTTCTAAAGAGGAAGAAGAATTAATCTATCAAAATAGAGCCGCACCACTTGAAAATATCAATGGAAATACCGCCCTTGATTTACATATAAGGGAAAGAGGTATAAGTAAAGATGATATTGTAAGTGTTAAGCATTGGCAAAGTGCAAATGGAGAGTATCGTTTCTCTATTGTTACCAAAGATAATATAGATAGGAGAAAAATATTTGATGGGGTTCAATCCCTTATTAAAGATTACGCTCCAAAATATCCAAAAGTAGAATATAAAAAAGGAGAATGTCTTTTGGTTATAAATCCAGCTGATATACATATTGGGAAATATGCAGCTAAAAAAGAAACGGGGGATGATTATAATAGCCAGATTGCCTTTAAACGCACTTTAGAGGGCGTTTTAGGGCTTATTAACAAAGCTAAAGGGTTTACCATAGACAGAGTGCTTTTTTGCGTAGGCAACGATATTTTGCATATCGATAATGTTTACGGAAGTACAACAAAAGGTACATATCAGGATACTGATGGTAAGTGGTGGGAGCATTATGAAATAGCATTAGAGCTTTATGTAAAATGCATTGAGATCTTAAGAGAATTAGCTCCAGTTGACATAATCCATTCAATGAGCAATCATGATTATCAAAGTGGATTCCATTTAGCTCATAGTTTAAGGGCATGGTTTAGGAATTGCCCTGAAATAAAAGTGGATGCTGGAGTAAGCCATAGGAAGTATTATAAATATGGGAACAGCTTAATAGGATTGGAGCATGGAGATGGAGCTAAAATGCAAAACCTACCACTTTTAATGGCTCAAGAACAGCCAGAAATGTGGGCAGAAACAAAATATAGGTACTGGTATTTGCATCACATACATCATAAGGTTAAACATAAATGGGTAGATGCAAAGGATTATATAGGCGTTACAGTTGAATATTTAAGAAGTCCAAGCAGTAATGATAGTTGGCATAGCCGTAAGGGGTATTGCAGCTTAAAAGCAGTAGAAGGTTTTGTGCATGAAAAAGAAAGTGGACAAATTGCACGATTAGTACATTATTTTTAGTATTATTGCCAACAGTTAATAATAGAGTATGCCGCTCTCCAAATGGCAAATCGTAATACTTGTTTTGGGGGAAGCTGCTTTAATTAGTGGCTTCCTTTTTATATTAACATTTAAATTGTTAATAACTTTGTAAACAATTCTGTTTATAAGCACCTTATTTCAATAAAAGGGTATATATTTGCCCTATTATTAACCAACTAAAAACAAAATTATGAAAGCAAAAAATGAAATTATTATTTTTATTATGTTTATTCTCTTATTAGCATCAACATCACATATTTAATAACTAAAAGACAGTAATTATGAAAACTTTTGAAGAAATTAATGAAAAGAATCGGAACAATAAAATGAACGAATTAGCATCAAAATGGGAGTTTCACCTTGAAGAACTAAAACAAAAGGAGGACGGTCTACTTACTTCTGATGAGAAAAAAAATACTGTGAAGTCAGTTGCTTGTGGTATTGCAGCTGATCAATTAGAATCGTGTATTAAAGATTTACGAGATATGATTCAATATCTTAATACAATGGAAAGTTATCATAGGAACTGTGTTAATTTAATCAATAATACATTAAAAAATTGAAAATAAAAATACAGGATTGGTATTTACAAAAAGAATATCAGGCAGCAATAATTTGGAATCATTTTAAAAATGGATTTATTCAAGATTTTAAAAAGGCCCAAACATCTTTTAGATTAGTTGGTACACAAGAACAAATTAATGAATGGAGCAATCTACAAACCTTTATTCTGGATGAGGTTTATAGCTATGAGCCAATAGCCAAAGATAGTTATTGGGATGGTATTTGTTGCGGAACTGAAAAAACTCCAAGCCGAAAGGAGTTTAATAATATTTTTAAAAAGGATTACAAAGAGTATCTTAAATTATATAAGGAAAACAAACATCAATTATTAATTTTATAAAACTAAAAACAATGAAAAAAGGAATTATTGCCGCTTATGGCGGCTCGGAAAAAAGAGAAATTGTGCCTGCTGGAACGCACATAGCCAGATGTTATTCTATGATCCATATTGGAACTGTAGAATGGGAATGGCAAGGAGAAATAAAAGAATCTAATAAAGTAAAAATAGCTTTTGAACTACCTAATGAAATGAGGGATTTTGGGGGAGAAGAAAAGCCAATGGTAATATCTAAAGAATATACAATCTCTTTGCATGAAAAAAGCAATTTAAGGCGAGATTTGGAAACTTGGAGAGGAAAAGAGTTTACAACAAAAGAACTTAGTAGTTTTGATATTACTAATTTATTGGAGAAATGTTGTAATCTTTCCATAGTACATAAGATGAGTAAAGGGGGTAAACAGTTTGCCAATATAGGCGGAATAAGTGCTTTAGCTAAAGGGGTAGAATGCCCTGAGCAATTTAATTCTACTTTCGTTTTTAATTATGAAGATAATTTTAATGAGGAATGGCTTGATGGTCAACCAGAGTGGATACAAGAACAAATAAAATCAACTCCTGAATACAAAAATAAAACTAATAAAACTAAAAAAGATGCCTTACCGTTCTAAAATAACCGATAAAGAAAAATTTGAGCATATCTGTAATCTTACTACTTCATTAGTGGGATTGCGTAAAGGATCTCTTGGAATTAAATCAAGGAAACAAAAGATACAACTACCAAGATTAATAGCCGCTAATATTGGGCGTTTAAATGATATACATCATAGAGCTATTGCTGATGTGTTGAATCGTGATAGATCATTAATATATCATTATGAGAATACACATTCCGCTAATTATACATCTTGGAAAGAATACAGAAAGTTATTCAACTTAATTTATAAGGCATATGAAGAAATGGAAGATGTAAAACCTGCCTTTCTTGATGGCGAAGGAATGAAGCGGCACTTATTAGAATTTGTAGAAGAATCAAAGCCATACCAAGTTGAAATACTTATAAACTCAGGAGTAATAGGGTGCAAGATAAGAACTTCTTTTATAAATTTTTCTCATACTTTAAAAAATATAAAATTTTCCTTAGCTAATTATAATCATTCAATAGAAATAAATTTACCATGATAAACGATTTTGAAAATATAACATACGAGCTTACAGAAGATGAGCTAAATAAAGTGCCTTTAATTATAAAAGGAATAGGTAAAAGGATGGGAAAGGATATGGCTGTTTCAGGCACTTTGATTTGCAAAAAAATGAATCTTAAAGGCCCAAGATTAAGAAAGATCATAAATTACATAAGAGTTAAAAACCTCCATTACGGCCTTTGTAGTTGCGTTAAGGGGTACTATGCTGCAAATACATTAAAAGAGCTTGAAGGGTGTATAACAGGCCTTAGACAAAGGATTGCAAGTCAAGTTAAGGTATTAAACGCTTTAGAAGGGCAAACTATGATGTTTGGAGGTGTAGGGCAATTATCAATATTTGAATGATGGAATGTTTAGAATTATTTGCAGGTAGTAGAAGTTTTGGGAAAGTGGCCCAAAGCTTGGGGCATTCTGTTTTTTCAGTTGATATAAATAATTTTAAAGACATAGATTTAGTAAAAGATATTGAATTTTTAACTAAAAGAGATATTCCTTTTATACCTGATATGATTTGGGCTTCTCCACCTTGCACAACCTATTCCATAGCAGCAATAAGTCACCATAGAGATATGGGGAAACCTAAAACAGAATTTGCTGCTAAAAGTGATAGATTAGTTTTGAATACATTAAAATTAATTGCAGAATATTATAAAGAGAATAAATGCAAATTTTTTATTGAGAACCCGAGAGGTTATTTAAGAAAAATGGATTTTATGTTAGGGATTCCAAAATCAACAGTATGGTATTGTACTTATGGAGATACAAGAGCCAAACCTACTGATATTTGGAGTAATCATTTGTTCTCATTATTTAATAATAAAGGATGGAAGTCACGAACAGAATGTTTTAATGGTAATAAAAATTGCCATCATCAAGCCTCTCCAAGAGGAAGTAAAACAGGGACACAAGGGCTTAAAAATAATTATGAAAGGAGTAGAATCCCCCCTCAATTAATTAAAGAAATCATACAATCTATAAAGTAATGGAAGTAATAAGAGTAATTAAAAATAAGAACTACACAACAATAAGCAACCATCTTTTTAAGGATAAGACAATCAGCTTAAAGGCAAAAGGTTTAATGGCTTATCTTTTAAGTTTACCTAATGATTGGAATTTAAGCATCAATGGGATAGTAGCTTGCTCAAAGGAGGGTAGAGGTGCAATACGAAATACCTTTACCGAACTTATCTCTGCTGGATATATTGAAAGAAAGCAAATAAGAGATAAGGGAAAATTTGTTGGTTATGATTATTTTGTATTTGAGCAACCGAAGTGCAATAAACCGACTTCGGATAAATGCAAGCCGAATAACACTATACAAATAAATAAAGAAGTAATAAAAGAAAGAATAAACAAAAATACTCTCTCTAAAAGCGAAAAATTTAAAACTGAGGTTTTTTCCTATGATTATCCTCAAAGTATGTTAGAGAGCTTCTATGACTATTGGAGTGAACCAAAATCTAAAACAAATAAGAGAATGAGATGGGAATACCAACCAACATTTGAAATAGGTAGAAGATTAAAAACATGGGCAAAAAGGGAAAAGAGCTTTAAGTCAAAACAAACAATGAGTAAAATAGATCTGCATCTGCAAAGTCAAAAGCAAGCAGAGGAATTATTTTAATGATAAAGGAAATAAAATGAAACCAAATTATTATGCAGTTATATCTGCTGAAGTTAGATATGCAGACATAACACCAAATGCTAAACTTTTGTATGCTGAGATAACTGCCTTTTGTAATATGAATGGAGAATGTTTTGCGAGT